TGTGATGCAATTTATCATTCTCATGTAGCTCCTGATGAGCTGGCGACTGAAGCTTATAAATTAGGGAAGTTCTATAACTGGGCTTTGGTTGGAATTGAGGTGAATAAGGATGGACTGTGGGTAAATGATGCTCTGGAAAAAATGGGGTATATTAACCTATACTATAGAAAGAGTTTCGATGATATAACTCAAAAAATAACAAAGTTCTTCGGATGGAAGACTACTTCTGCTACACGACCATTCGCTCTAGCCGCTTTGAAGGCAGTATTCTTTAGAAAAGAGGAAGGATTCCCGGCTCAGATACTGAATGAAATGCTCACTTTTATACGAAATTCGAAGGGAAAACCGGAAGCTATGGATAAAAAACATGATGACTGTTTTGTAAAAGACACTATGATTCTTACTGATAAGGGGAATATCCCTATACAAGATATTAAAGTTGGTGACATGGTTATGACTAGAAATGGTTATAGACCAGTAGAATTTACTAGAAGTAGATATAAACAAGTGGTAAATAATATAGGTCTTAAAGGAACTCCAAATCATTCTATAGTTTCAGCTAAAGATAACTCTAAAAAAGGAGATATTGTGTTGCGTAGTGTAGCAGATAGTGATACACTATATGTATGGAACAACAAAAAACAAACGATAGAGAAATTGTCCTATACAGAGGCAAAAAATATTATAGACACCCAAATTCAAAAAGAAGACAACTTAGGGTGTATTATTGGAGGCATTGTAAGGGGGACAGGTCCCCTGTGGCATTACATAGGCAGATTTGGATTGATAATTTTGGAGAAATATCGAAAGGGTTTGTCATACATCATAAAGATGGCGACCCTCTTAATAACAAAATTGAAAACTTTGAAGCAAAGTCTGCAAGTGACCACGCAAAACATCACATGCGAAAACCAGAAAGAAGAAAGCTTGCAAGTATCACAGCAAAAAAACAAGGGACACGATTGTATGAATCCGGAGCAAAATGGAGGAAAACCAAAGAAGGAATCGAGTTCAACAGACAAAATATCTATGGTTCACTTCACTTTAAAGAACCTAAAGAATTCACTTGCAGAATTTGTAAAAAAGGTTTTGAATCTCAAGTCCGAAATTCGGTATTCTGTTCTGCCAAATGTAGTAATTGGTATTCAAACCATAAAGGGGGCAATTTTAAATATGGTAAAAGTATCATTTGTCCTATTTGTGACATTATTTTTACAGCTGATGTTAATCATCGCAAATATTGTTCTAATAAGTGTAGAAATAAATATAACAATAATAGAGCAGCTAAAAAGAAGAAGGGTTTATAATTTGCAGGTAGCAGATAAGCATGAATACTTTGCGAACAACATACTTGTTTTCAATTGTATCATGGCAGCCAGTATTGGGTATGCAATTCTAGGAGAACAGGAACAATATGTAGCAGGTTCTGGCTCGGAAGGTGATTTTTCTGTCATGAAAGCGATGTTCGGTGAGGAAAGTGGACAGATGAATCACTAATTCACACAAAAACTTGCATTTTATTTCGAGATAGCCCATAATTAAGACTATAAACTTAATTTTTAAAAGAAAAATGTCTAAAACTACACTAAAAGGCGACAAAGAAACAATAGACTTCATCGAAGAGAAGAAACGAGAGATGAAAAAGTCCCAGTATAGGCAAAAATTCGATGCACTAGCTGCGGAAATTAACCAGAATCTTATGGCTACAGCAGTTAGCTATGGGAATAAACTATATGAGAAAAGCGGGTGGGGATCTATGGTATTCTATAACAAGATGGCGAGCGGAGCTTACGATATAAATGTATACCCTCAGAAAGTAACTGATAGAGACAAAAATAATTCCGGAGTACCTGTTTCACAGGAACCAATAGCTTTCTCAAAAATAATGATCGCAACTTCTGTACTAGCAGGGAAACTTCCTGATGGAAAAGTAATAGCTGACGATAAAGTTTATGGAAAAGCTATGTACGAACTATGGAAGAGAAACTGGTCTATGACTGGAGGAAATGGTTCTAATACATTAATGTTGACTTACCAAAATCTATTTACCTACGGGTGGGCGGCTTGGAGAGTTTATCCACGAAGAGTTCAAGTTAAAAGAAATGGAGTTGATAAGATATTGTTCGATGATATATATAGAGAACCTTTAGAATGTACTCGAACTTGGATGGGAGTTGGATTCAATAATGGAGATGTATGGTCGCAGACTGAAGTCTATTACGAAAAAGATATGCCGAAGGAAGAATTTTTCGAGATGTATCCGGAAGCTAAATCACGAACTAACAAAAAGAAACTCGAATACTGTTCTGTTTCAGATGAAGCTAAAGATGAAAATAGTGAGAAAGTTCAAACCAGTGTAACGATTGGTTACTATGAGAATGTACTAATGAATAGGTATGTTGTTACATGTGGAAAAATGAAAATCTACGATGGAGAACTTCCAAACGATGGATCTCATGGATCAGTTGTAATTGCAAGATGTTTCATGAAGAACATGAACGACCCTCATGGAGTTGGACTTTACGAAATGATGCGAGGTAATACAGCTATTTATACATATGTAAATTCACTGAATGCACAACAAGTAGAAGCTGAGATCTTCCCATTGCTATTCGGAGCTCAAGTACAGAATGGTTCCAATACATATAAAAGAGGACCTAATATTGTTAATCCAAAAAATCCCGGTTCAGATATAGATGTAGTGAAAACTTCTGGGAATGTTCAGCAAGGTATTATGTTTGCTGATAAACAAAAACAAGATATTGAAGAGAACACAGGAATAAACAATATTGTAGCCGGTACTCAATCAGAAACTACACTGGGATCTACAGTGATTCTGAAAGAAGCAGCATACAATAGACTAACCGCTCCTAAGAATTCAATGGTTACAGGATTGGAAGCAGATGCTCATATTGCAAACACTTGGATGACTCAGATTTATCCAGTTGATAAAATCTTTATGATTGATTCTGATGATCAGTTAGCAGAGTTTGCGAAGCAAAACCCTGATTACTTTGTTGAATCAGAATACGTTCTTAATGATGAAGGTATTCCAACCGGAGGAATGGTAGCTGCCGCTTCCAAGAATCTACGATTGAACTTTGACTTTACTCAGGATGGGAATGTTATGGAGAATGTAGATACACGACAGATTTCTTCTAAAGGATTATTCGATGAGATGAAAAACACAGGTCACATGAGTGACTATATAGAGTTTGTTATAGACCCAGATTCAATGCTTCTTCCATCTCTTGAAATTCAGAAGCAAACTTATATGGCTCTATTCCCAGTAATCACAAATCAAATTACACTTATTTTTTCAATGAGAAACCAAGATCCTGAAGCCTCAGCTGCTCAGTTGATGGCATTGGAGAAATTACTTGATATTCAGAACGGAGATATTTATGACTATATTTCAAAAGCTGATTACGATGCAATCATGGCTAAAAAACCTTCAGATATGCAGAAGCAAATGCAACAAGAACAGATGCAACAGGATGCTCAAGCTACAGCGATGCAAGATAGAGCTGGAGGAGGTTCTGGTTCCGGAAGTTCTCCAATGGGACAGCAAATGGCAGGAGATGGTACAAATCCAATGCAACCACAAAATGCGAACGAAGTTCCAAGACCACAATCACCTATGGGAAGTGCAGTAGATGCTTCAGTAGGTAGAGCTGCTAATGGCGGTGGTTTTTTCCCCGGATAAAATAATATGGGATTAAGAGATATATATAATTCAATAGGGAGTGGAATAAAGAAAGTCTCAGGATCTCTTTCAGATGCTTTTAGTAATAAAACTGTATACAACAAACCGCAAATGTACGGACCTAAACCAGTAGAACCAAAACAAAATTATAAAAAAGATAGTAGAGAATCAATTGTAAATGAAGTAGATTACGAAGCTCTTAGACCACTAATTTATGGAGAGGTTTCTAACAGAGATTTCGGTGATAAGAAAATGGAAGCTGATGTTATTTTTAACACTGCACTAAACCGACAAAAAGAATATGCCGGGAGAGGTCAGATTAAAACTATAGGTGAAATTCTAGCAATGCCAAATCAATATCAAGCTTACGGTGGTGATCAATATAATCAATATGCGAATCCTTTAGATCAAGGTTCAGAATTAAAAAAGAAAGAGGTAGATGACATTGTAGACGATATTAAAAGAAGAGTTAGAAACGGAGAGTTCGAAGATAATACAGAAGGTGCTTATTATTATATTCATAATAGTGATGGGTCAATCACTTATGATAATTTAAGAGAATTATTTGCAAAATAAATATATGGATGAAAATGAACAAAATTTAAAACAAAAAAAGATATTACTTGCACAAAGCGAACATGCTCCTGTTATTATAGAGTTGATGAAAGATTGTATGGCCCAAACTCCAATTGTAGCAAAAACAGAATGGGAGACTATTGTAAATGCAGTTACCTTAGAAGTTCAAGGGACTATGCTTAGATCTATGGTTGATCTTCTTGAAGAGATTAGAAAAGGTGGTGCACATGATCCAAAATAATATGATACCTAGAGAAATAAAAAAGAAAAATTATACAGTTCAGATAGGTTACTCACCTAAGGCTATTAAGGATAAGCTAATGAAGTTTATCACCAAGAATGGTGATGAGTTCGAGATTAGTTCAGAAGAGATGTCTTCTATGCTTATTGGTGGAGTAAATTCAAATACATTAGAAGCTACATTTGTAGAGTCTGATAGAATTAGTGTTGTCGAGGTCGGTAGGCAACTAGAATGTGTTCTTGATAAAGATATGAAAAAAGGTGATAAGATTAATCTTAATTACAAACATCCATATCCTCTTGAATTTGCATTAATAGAAGAAGCTTATAAAATTGCGAAAATAGATAAAGATATACCAAGAATAGTTTTGACGAAAGAATATATAAAAGAAGTCAGAGCTAAAATTAAACCTGACATGACAAATTATATAAGTAAGTTTTATAAATCATTTAAAAATTTAAAATTAAAATAAAATTATGAACCCAGATGAAAATACAACAGTAGAAGGAGAAGAAGTTGTTGAAAATGAAGAAGGAACAAATGATACAGTAGTTGAAGAAGTTCCAGTTGAAAGAGTTCCTTCATTTCTATAATAGAAATTTATTAAAATAAAACCTTAATCGGTAGGATAACCGTAATAATATGACAGAAAAAAAAGTAGTAAAAGATAAAGTAGTTAAAAAAGTAGTTAAACCTTTAGTTGATGTTAAACCTATAGTTGATCCAGTGGTTCCAGTTGAGCCAGTTGCTCCAATAGAACCAGTTGCTCCAATAGAACCAGTTACACCGCCAGTTGCAAAAGTTGAAGAAAAAACAGTAGTTTTATTTAACACCTTAGGAAAAATAGTTAAAAAAGAAGATTATTTTTTTGAAGGAGTTGTACTTCCAAGTTTTGAAAATACTTGTGGAAAAGCTGTGGATAGAGAGGATTTATTGGAAGTATTTAATAAAGTATTCAAACCAGAAGACAATATTTTGTTCTATAGACAATTAGATAAGGAAGTTTATATCATAATTGTTCCAATTAAGTATTCAACATCAATCGGTGAGAACAATAACTCAATTAAAGGTGATTTCCAGAAACATGCTATCTCATTCTTAAATGAGGGATCAGTTAACTTGGATTCATTAAGAGGTAAGCTAGAAAAAATACAGACATTTGTGAAATACACAGATAGATAACTAATTTAGTGTGAGATAATTTGCTTTTATTTTTTATTCAATATACAATTTAATTAACCATCGGTCCCTTTCACGATACGAAAGGATAATAATATGGAAGAAATAAATAAAGAAGAGGTTGTAGAAGAACCTATAGCACCAGTAGTTGAAGATGAATCAGAACTCGATAAAGCTCTTGAGGATTCAATAAACTCGGTGAAAGCTGGAAATGAACTTGTTCCTGAAAAAAAGGAAGAAGTCAAGGTTGAAGAGAAGACGGAGGTAACTCCTGAAACTCCTGTACCGGAGGATCCCAGCAACCCTCCAATCGTTGAACCTGAAAAGGTAGAAGGCGAGTACGATTATCGTATACCAAATAAGGGTAAGTTCGAATCAGACGAATCTTACGAGAAACGGATTGAACTTATGGATTTGGTGAAAAAACGTAAACTTGCTAAGACAGATGAACAGAAAGACGAGATAACTAAGGACATCCAGACTACCAAAGGGCAATTAAAAAACCTAAACGGTACGGATAAAATTATAAACCCACTCAATGAAAAGAGTGATGTGGTTCCAGAAAAGATAGAAGAAGATCCAGCTTTAGCAGCTGATAAAGAACGACTTAAAGAACTAGGTGGTGCGACTAAGGAGGATATTCAAGAGATTATCCAAAAAGAACGACTAGCTAGTGATGTAAAAGCAACCCTTAATTCCTTTGTTGATAGACATTCTGAACTTAAAGATGTAGACACAAGAGAAGTATTTTTTGATTTCGTTGATTCTAACTACAATTGGCAAAACAAGAGTGGAAAAGAATTAATGACAGTCTTAGAACTAGCTCAGGAAAGCATGTTTAAACCTTCGGAAACTATTACCGAAAGAGTACTAAAAGGAGCTGATGTTCAGAATAAAGTTAATGCTATGCAGTTTCCGGGTGGGACAGTAGCAAAAACTGAATATTCACCAGAAATGCAGAAATCTATTGATGAGATGAAAGCAACTGGTCTCTCAGAAGAAAAAGCCATCGAACTTCTCTCTGACGATTAAGGAACTACTTAATCCAAATATTTTTTATGACAGTAATAAAACAAGCTACTATAAAGAATACACGAGAACTTAGAGAAACTGACAAAGCAACAGGAACAGTTACAGTGTTAGGAGAGATCCTAGCTCAAACAGCTGGTCTTGCTGTAGCAGCCGACAGCGGAACCGTTGCGGCTGATTTGTTAGGTGTATGTAACGAAAGTATCGTTGCAGCTGATGCAGATTTACGTGTTACTTATATAGTCCCAACTGACGAAGATACTTATATCTTCCCAGTAACCAATAACTCCGATTCTACCCATAACGGGCAAGCAATGGTGTTAACAGATTCAACAGAGGTTAACAACACTGGTACTACTTCAGCTACTGGTATTGTTCAACAGGTCGAACCTTATGGAGATGCTTCAGATAAACTAATTATCGGAAGATTCTTAACACTTTAATAATTATTAATTTAATATAAATATATCATCATGATTGGAACAATTAATGATTATGCGACTATTGTAAACAATGTTTTAAAACATGTTTCTCCTAAGGTTTCACCTACAGTTAAATCTGAGTATTTAGATTTCATGCACAAAGTTGACAACAGTGAAAGAATTTACACAGATGTAGGAGTTACAGGTTTAGGAATGGCTCAAATAATCCCAGACGGAGGAATAGGAGCTTCAGATGCACCAATTCAAGGGTACTCCAAAAACTATACCCAAATGCACTTTACTAAGAAAGTTCGATTAACATTCCAAACAAATTTCTTTCTTTTCGAATCAGCAGCAGCTAAAATTAAAAGCTCTGTTAAATCAAAAGTTCTTGAAGGAAAAAATGCGATTGAACATGCTAAGAACTATCTTGCACAAGCTCTTTTGTCACAAGGTTTTACAACTTCATTCGCTTGGACACCTATAAACGGTGTAGGATCAACACAAACTATTTCAACAGTTGGTGCTGATGCAGTTGAATACTGGACACAAGCTCACCCTCGTGAAGATGGTGGAACAGCTTGGTCAAATGTTATTGTGGATGGTGCTACAAGCTCACCTCAATTTACTTACTCATCTTTATTGGCTGCACGAAGATTGCACTCATTAAAGAAAGATGGACGAGGAAATCCAATGATTTCCGACTTGGATACTTTAATTTGTAGAAGAGGTTCAACAACCGCTCAATTTGCTAAAACTATTAAGAGCACAATTGATAAAGGTATTGCTCCACAACAAACTAATGTATTTAATAACTCTCCGGCTACTGATACTTTCAAAGTTGTAGAGTTGTCTCCATACCAAAACTTGGCTATGGATGGTCTTATGTGGGGAATGTGTGATTCAAAGATGATGAATCAAGATTTCGGATTCCTTTACATCGAAGCTCTTCCTACAAGAGCAGAACCAGCAGTAATTGACTTGCTAGGAAACCAAGATTTAGTTTTGAACTTTAACTCACTTGCAGTTATGGGTGCGAGCGACTTGAGGGGATGGATGTGGAGCGATGGCGACGGTGCCACCGTATAAGCTAGTCTTTCCATTCTATTCCCGATTTTCGGGAATAGGGTTGGGTAGGGTAACTACTCTTTTATCAATTTAATAATAAAAAATATATGACTTTACAAGATGCTCATACAAGAAAAATTTCAATTCCTGTATCAGTTCCAGTTGGAACAAAAGCTATTATTACAGCAGTTGATGGTGCATGGCTTTATATCCATGAACTTATTGGTGATCTAGCAGTTGCTGGTGATGTTACTGTTTTAGCAGGTGTAAGAGAGTTAGGAAAGTTTTCACTTGATGCAGGACAAGGACTTACTCTTCAAGATGAACCCGGAGAAGATAATCGACCAAGATTTGAATGTCGACCGGGAGAAGATTTCAAACTAACTGTTACTGGTGGTACTTTCACAGGGGCAGTTCATTATTCACTTCGTTATTAATCAATAAAAAATATGAACGATCAAGAAATAACACCAGAACAAAAAGACCAGTTAAATACTTGGGCTGGACAAAGAGATGCTATTCTTCTTGAAATTTCTAATCTTGAACTGGAACAGGAAAAAATAAAAACAGAAAATATAAATTTAACTTCTTCATCTACTGATATACACGACAGGATGAAAGTTATTCAAGGTAGGATTGACGAGTTAGAAAAACAAGAAGCAAAGTTACCCTTGCTAATCTCAAAAGAAGTCGCTAATTTAGAATCTAAAAAAACTCTTTTAGAGTCTGAAGTAACCAATTTAGGTAAAATAATTACTATTCTTGTTGACCAAAAAGCATCTTTAGAAGAAGATGTTTCTTTTGCATTATCTGCTTTTGATACAGTTAAAGATGAAGCTTTACTTTTACATAACATTGTAGGTCATGTCACAGAAGTTAGTGGAGAAAATATAAAGAAAATAGATGACTTAGTAATTGGACTTTCGAAGAGTCTTGAAGAAATTATAGAGGTTAATAAAAAGAATGTTTATGAGACGAATATAGTAATCAATAAAGTTCCAGCTATGATCATGGAAGCTCAAAAACATGGTTTAATTAAAAATAAAATTTAATGATATGACATTAGTATTAGGTACAAATTGTGGTTTTGTAACAGTGGCTCCAACAAGCAGTCCAGAAACAAGTGGAATAGAATCTGATGATATGGCTAGAGCGATGAAAATTGTTGCTCCAGAAAACATAGATAAAGTTGTTGAAATTGGGTGGTATGGTTTTTTTGAAACTTTAAGTTCTGGAGATTCAGATGTAGGAATATACAGTCATGACTCTGATAATAACAAACCTGATGACCTTTTAAGTTCATCAACTTTTGTTAGAACAACTAACGCTGGTTGGCAAGTTAAAACAGGACTGGATATTTCATTAGTTGCTGGAGAAACTTATTGGTTAGCTTTTCAAATAGATGATTATACTAGTGGTACCGGTACAATACAAGTTCCATTTGATGATAGTGGAGCAACTAAAAGTGTAGTAAAATCTAGTCAAACTTCATTAACAGACCCATGGGGAACATCAAGTAGTGAGGATGAAACTCTTACTTATGGAGTTTATGCTTTATACACTACAAAAACACCTTTTAGCCCTTTACCAACTTTTTATCAATAATTAAAATTAAAATACCATGACATATTTATCAAATAAATTAGGAGATCCAATGAACTTAGGTTGGTTCGCTACACCTGAAGCTTTGGCAACTGCTTATCCTGTAGGTGCAGATGGATATTTTGCGATGGTAGGATCTACTGATTCTATTTGGACTTGGGATTCTGATACAAGTGCTTGGGTAGATACAAAAACTACAGGTCCAATTGGACCAACCGGTCCAACAGGTCCTACAGGTTATACTGGTCCAGAAGGAATTGCTACTAATACAGGAGCAACTGGTTACACTGGTCCAATCGGTCCAACTGGATACACTGGTTACACAGGCCCAATCGGAGCGACTGGATACACAGGTTATACAGGAGATGATGGTCCAACAGGAGACACAGGACCTGATGGCCCAATCGGAGCGACTGGATACACAGGTTATACAGGAGATGATGGTCCAACAGGAGATACAGGAGCTGATGGTCCAACAGGCTACACTGGTTACACAGGATATACAGGAGATTCAGGAGCTGATTCAACAGTGGTTGGTCCAACTGGGTATACTGGTCCAATTGGTCCAACAGGAGCAACAGGATATACAGGATATACAGGAGAAACTGGGTGGATTGGTAATGACGGTCCAATCGGACCAACTGGCTATACAGGGTATACAGGTCCCGGTAATTTCACAGGATATACAGGTCCAACTGGTCCGACAGGATATACAGGTCCTGAAGGAGTTGCAGCTGAAACTGGAGCTACAGGTTACACTGGTCCAATCGGACCAACTGGAGCTACTGGTTACACAGGATATACAGGATATTCAGGAGCTGATTCAACAGTGACTGGTCCAACAGGTCCTGACGGTCCAACTGGTTATACAGGATATACAGGTCCCGGTAACTTTACAGGGTACACTGGTCCTGACGGTCCAACAGGATATACAGGATATACAGGTCCCGGTAATTTCACTGGTTACACTGGTCCAACTGGTTATACAGGATATACAGGAGCCGGAAACTTTACAGGTTACACTGGTTACACAGGTCCTGACGGAGGAGATGGTGCCGCGGGGGCAACAGGTCCAACGGGTTATACAGGATATACTGGTGCTGGAAACTTTACAGGATATACTGGGTTCACAGGATATACAGGATATACAGGAGCTACTCCTTCATTTGCATCTGCAGCTGAAATTAATACAGGAACTGAAGCAGCAAAAGCAATTGCTCCAGATCAATATACAGCTTCAGAAGCAAATATTAGATGGTTGGTATTTAATTTAGTTGAAGCAGGAACAGATTGTGAAGTGGCTTCAAATATAGGAGGTGACTGGTTATCGCCAATTGCTGGTACGATTCTTCAGAGTGATTCAGCACCATTTTATATTTATGCAACTAATTCAACGGCAGGAACTACAGGAACTATGGTAGTGGATGTTAGTTTAGGAGGAACTTCAATAATGACCACAAATAAATTAGATATTGATTCTACAGAAAAGACTTCAACCACAGGAGCTACTCAACCAGATTTAACAGATACAACTTTAGCAGTTGGTGATATTCTTACAATTGATGTTGATACGATCCATACAACAGCTGCTAAAGGATTAACAGTTTATATAGCTG